AAGCATCACTTGATACTCCTACACTATCAATCGTTGGTGAGACTGCAAACTTACGTCCTGTATTTGATGAGATCATCGTTAGGGATAAGATTACAGTTGAGAACACACAGTTAACCAGTGTATTCAAGGGTAGTATTGAGGTTAATGAAGATTTAGTTGTATCTAAATCTGCTGAGTGTGCTGATCTTACAATCAAGGGAGAAGCATCTAACAACGAAGCAACCAAGAAGTTTAACGTTGTAACAGGAACACCTAGCACATCTGCTGCTGCAAACACAGGTGACATAACATTCTTAGGTAACTTTACTAATGGAGAAAACTTAGGATACTATTGGACAGGTGCTGCATGGGCAAAGTTTGGTCTAACAGACACAGGTAACTTAAAAGTTACTGGTGGTAGTGCATCTGGTTCTGTATGGACTGATGGTGCAGGAGATCTACAGTTTAAGAACGGTCTAGGTATTGACATACAATCAACTGGAACGTTACAAGTATCAGGCACAGGTGCATCAACACTTGGTGGTAGTCTAACAGTCACAGGAATAGCTGAGTTCAATGGACAATTGAATGCTGATGGTAACTTGGCAGTTAGATCTGGCACGACTGATAAATTTACAGTTGCATCTGCTACAGGTAACGTTCTAACTGAAGGTAATCTAACAGTCAATGGTAACACAACTATTGGTAGTGATACTGCAGACACAGTAACAATCAATGCTAGAGTAGATGGTGACCTAGATCCAACAGGCAATGGAACAAAAGATTTTGGAGAGTCAGGTAAGCAATGGAAAGATGGTTACTTTGGTGGCACAGTTTATGCACCAACATTAGCTGGTAACGTAAACATAGCATCTGGAACATCTACATTTAATAATGTAACAGTCAACGGAACGTTATCTGCTACCAACTTAACAGGTAATGCTGATACTGCTACTCAACTAGCAACTGCTAGAAATATTGGTGGTGTGTCGTTCAATGGAACTGCTAGTATAGATCTACCAGGTGTTAATATTGGAGGAAACCAAGATACATCTGGAACTGCAACACAGGCAGACAATATTAATATAGATGAGAACAATACTAATGGTTCATTCCAAGTAACATTCTCTGCTAACAACAATGCAGGATATAGTAGACAGTATATTGATACTGATGATGGTCATTTCATATACAATCCTAGCACATACTCACTATCTGGACTGAATCAGATATCTGCATCTAGTTTCCAAGGAACTACATTTGGCACATCATCACAAAACGCATACGGAGCAAGGACAGTATCTACTAGCGGTCCTGTAGGGGGAAGCGATGGAGATATCCATTATAAGTATTAAGGAGATACTATAGATTATGGCGATACCATATAATACTACGGTTACAGGAACCAGTATTCGTGATGCTCTTGATTTGCATTTACGTATCAAGCATGGTGGTACGTGGCAACATTGTGAAGATGTACAAATCAAGCATAGTGGTGCATGGCGTGATACTAAAGAAGTATGGGTTAAGTCAGGTGGAACATGGAGACTAGTCCATGAGGGTGAGCATTTCTTATTTCAAGCAGAACTAAGTGGTAATGCACAGAATGAATTTAATTTGGGAACATGGATATCTAACCAAGGATATAGTGGTAATAAGATCAAGGGTGCAGTTATCGTTAATAACTTACAACAACAGGTAAACTTAGGCAACTTCTCATCCGACTCTAAAGTATATCTTAGGATCAATGCTAATTGCAGGATCACAGGTAGAGGTGGTAATGGTGGCACACAAGGTGGACAAAATGGTAGTGGTGGACAACGTGGATTATATACAAGAACTAAGTTTATCATGGACAATGGTGGTGTAGTAGCTGGCGGTGGCGGTGGCGGTGGAGGAGGAAACAACTCCAATTGTGTATATCAGAACACAAATTATTTTTCTTGCCAAAAAGGACAGCAATGCTCTGAACTAGTCCAAAACCAATCTCCTGCCTATGGTGGTGGAGGTGGTGGTGGAGCTGGATATCCTGGCGGAACAGGATACAATGGTGGTCAGAACGGACAAAACTGGTCTGGTGGAGGTGGAGGTGGCAACGATGGTTGCGGATCCAACTCTGGTGGTAAAGGTGGTGACCTCGGACAATCAGGACAAAACGCACCTGGCGGTGGTGGTAATGGAGCAGGATCTGGAACTGCTATTGATGGATGGTCTTATAGATACTCACAGTCAGGTAATAACGACGGAGACATCCGTGGAGCAACAAACAACTAGGAACTATTATGTCACTTACAGATATAGACCCACAATTTAGATTAGACAGCGAAGTTGCACCAACATATGTTGTTAAAGACTACGACATAGATACTGGTGAATTTAGTGTCTTCTACAATGATGGTACACTAGCAGAGGACGATTGGTACGGTCCTATTGCTATGGATCTGGATTCTATGGAACCAGATGAAAAGGAACCAATAAGATTTCAAATAGCAGAAGCAGTATATAATGCTGTTCAGCAAAAGAGATTGAACGAATGTAATATGGATGGCAGCAAACTGGTACTCGCATCAATGATGGGAGTAGAGCAAGTTGTACCCATGGAAGATTTAATGAAGCATCGTGAAACTAAGGCAAAGAATGATACAACACACGTAGATGCAGTATTATCTGCTACACAGGTTGTAAATATCTACAGTGAAGATGATTTCGATGAACAGTTTGAAGCACTCAGTGCTGAACTAGCAGAGGAATGATATGCAGTATGCTACTACAAAAGATAGTCGTATAGCACAATACTCATTCGGAAAGAGTATATCTCAATTCGGTGTAACAGTATATTCTTGCACAAATGCACGTGATGGGAAGAAAATATTTGGTAATGACCCTGATCCAGAGAAAGAGTATGTATTAGATAGTCAAACTGATATTGTAACTGCACACATAGCAGCAAATCCTAATGGTAAGGTTGCTGCAATGCAAGATGTAATTAGAGAGATAGGTATATACAATCAAGTTCATTATAGGACAGTTGCATTTGGCAGCACGTGGAGAAGTGATTCACTGAAACCCGCACACTTGTCAATAATATATCACAATGGTGCTTATACACATATGCGTATGCCAGGCATATGTAGACTGACTTCACAAGAAGCAGGAGGTGTCATAGCATGTTGTGGTTATGATACTAAAGTTGCGACAGGTAGGAAGGTACACTTTTTAAAGGAGAGTGATAGCTTTACACCACATGGAGTTGGTAGTATAATAATACCAATGCATGACTGTTGGTATCATCAAACCAAATTGGTTCAGCATTTTCCATTCCCAATATCAGAGACTGACACAGTTCAGATAACAGTTGATAAACCTACAGTTATCGTAGAATTTTATGAAGGAGAACCAGATGTAGAGTCATTTACTACAACATGGATGGAACAAATAGAGGACGGACTTATTGAAATTGTGAGTAGATGAACGCTGAATATACAATCAATGATCAACTAGATCATTTGACTGTTCTATATCATAGAGGATGTAAACAAGGTTTCAAGTTCTTTGGGGATGACCCAGAGGAGCACAAGCATTATATTACAGAAGAACATATAAAGATGTTAAAGGAGGTGTTTGATCACGAGACATTTCCTATTGATTACTTACGTAGATTCTATGCACACAGTAGATGCCTAGTGTTTACTAAAGGTGTATGGATGAGTGAGACAGCAAGATATCCACAATATCTCAGGTTCAGACCAGGTGCTAACCTGAGTTTTCGTGTGTCTGGACTGACTAGGTTTAGATCATTGACCGAAGATAGTAGTGCTTTATGTGTTGGTATCGACCCTGATGCTAAGAAGATGCCATGCTTACGACGTTTTGTTCATGTTATAGACAAGGATACTATGTTCTCACCAATGTATCATGGTTCATACTGCATACCAACAGAGAACTGCACATATGGTAGTAAAGATATATCAGAAGGACATATATTCAGAGCAAGTGATGATCCAGTAACAGTGACTTTCCAAAACAAAGGTTATCTGATAGAATATACACAGGAACCGTTTACTATGGAAGAAGCAGTGATAAACTATGCAGGACAGTGGATCACAAAACATATTGAGGTGTTCGATAGATGATGGAACTGGAAGGTGGCAAGGGAGTATGGCAAAGAAACGTTGGTCATCCATGGAATGAATACAAACTATTACAACGTGACAAGTTTGAAGAGTTAGTTCAATGTATGGTAGATGCATACCCAGAGCATGAACTCACAGAGTGGTTACAACGTGGATTTGCTATGAATAGTGGTGACTCTACTGTTGCATTTAAGTCTTTGAGTGGAACACAGACACTGAATCATCATCTTAACATATGGGATGACGAAGATAGAGATGACTACAATGCATACTGGAATGATGTTGATGATGGTATAGAGTGGGATGATGACGATTGGTAAAGTGTCTACCGAGTGGTTGCATTCGTAGATAAAATGTTGTATACTTATAGTATACAAAACACAGGAGACACATGACAGTCGCAACAGCAACTCAAACTCTTGAAGAAAGAGTAGAAGGATGGGCAAACGACCTATGCAGAGCATTAGAAGAGAACTATAAGCAGGAAACAATCAGATCTCACAAGAGACAGAGAGATGAAGGTGATTCATGGTCACAAGAGTATCACCAAGACAGACTAGATGAGATCGCTCTAGGTGGTGGTCATCTTTATAAGTATGCTGCATACACAGGACGTAAGTATATCAAAATTGTTATGAGACAGTTTGATGACATGGGTCCTCAAAGAACTAACGAATACAAGGACAGTTCAGTTCATGCATTCATAGATAAAAAGACAGGTCAGGTTTATATGCCCGCAGGATACAACAAACCAACACTAACAGGTAAGTATCCAGTAAGATGGGACTTAAGAATCATCAAGGACAGAGAGTACATCCTTAACCCACGTAACTGTGGATGGGCAGGAGGATACTTATATGACCGTTCAACACTACCTAACAAATACTACTAATGCCAGTATATAGAGATTATGAGATTCGTATGAATCTCAATGAACTCATAGAAAAAAGAGTTCCATGTTGTGATCTGCTACACCCTGACCACTGTTTTACAGAGTCACAGGTAACGCAGATCGCTCATGATATTAATATGGATTTGGATTTACATCCTATCTACAAACAGATTGATGATCATATCATGAGATATGTGAAAGCAGCAAATATACAAAACGAAGATCATTGGGTAGAGGATAGATTAAAGCACCCACATGATTAGTGTCAAACATGATGTTTTAGATGAAGAATCACTTTACCGATTACAGCAAACACTGTATTCGGATCGTTTTATGTGGATAGAAGCACAGATCAATAAAGAATCTACTAATTCATACTATGTGCATGAGTTTCGTGATGTAAATGGTATTGTGTCACCCTATGATTTCCTTATTCACCCATTACTAAACATCTTACAACCAAAGGCAATCATAAGAGTAAAAGCAAACAAATATTTACAGACTCCTACACTAGAGGAGCATGAGTACCATCAAGACTATCCATACAAACATAAAGCAGCAATATTTTATATCAATACTAACAATGGACAAACACAATTTACAACTGCAAGAGTTGCAAGTATAGAGAATAGTATGCTATACTTGGATGCATCTACACAACATAGATCAACATCTACTACTGATGCACCATATAGAATCAACATCAACTTTAATTATTTCTAATGATCAGTGTTAAAACAGTAAATAATATAGTAGATGCATTCCCTATTGGTATCCTAGCACAGACAGAAGTGCTGACACCAGAGGAGAATGATTTACTCATTGCTAAAGTATATAAATTACGAAATACATTTGGTGCAGGAAACACAATTGATTGGTTGAGTGGTAAATTGTCTCCTGATAATTGCTACAGACAATCAAATATAGCAGAGTATCTAGAATTTAAACCACTAGTAGAACGTATCACACAGTGTGTTCATGAGTTAGCACAAGCACATGGTAGTGATGATGACTATTTTTGTACAGAAGGATGGTATAACATATACAAGAGTAACAGATACCAAGAGTATCATGTGCATCCCAATAGTATATTCTCAGCAGTATATTTCATGAAGTCAGGAGACGATTCACAAGGATTACATATCAAGAGACCTGATCATGGTGGTATGCTACCATGTAAGAATAAGAGACGTGACACACCATTCAATCAAGAAGTTATTATAGCACCACCACAGGAACGTACAGTTATTATATTCAGATCATACTTAGAACATTGTGTGCCACCATCCAATTTAAAAACTGATCGTGTCACTGTAGCACTTAACTTTGCATGAAGAATACTATATTATTTGGAGACTGTAGAGATACACTCCCTACTATTGATGTCAAAGCACGCATGTGTGTCACATCTCCACCATACTACGGACTACGTAACTATGGAGGAGAGCAAGATCAGATAGGACAAGAGGACACACCTGAGCAGTTCATTGAGAATCTTGTTGATGTATTCAGATCAGTACGTGATGTATTGACTGATGATGGCACACTATGGGTAAATATAGGAGATAGTTACTATAACTATAGACCTGGCAAGGGTCAAGCACTGGTCAAGCAGACAGTATCTAAGACAGAACGTGATCAACCACAGACATGTGCAAGACGTGCTAACAAACTAGAAGGACTCAAAGAGAAGGACTTGATAGGGATACCATGGATGTTAGCATTCGCATTACGTGCTGATGGATGGTATCTAAGGCAGGATATTATATGGCATAAACCTAATCCTATGCCAGAGTCTGTCAAGGACAGATGTACTAAATCACATGAGTACCTATTCTTATTATCTAAAAACAAAAAGTATTACTATGACAATGAAGCAATCAAAGAACCAGTCAAACAAGACTGGGGAACACGAGATCGCACAGGCG